ATCTAGAATCCAAGCAACTCTAGAGTTCTGTAATGAAAATCATGTAGAATCAGATTTTCATTATGACCTATCTATGGTACATGGGATTAAAGAGATACCAGAACCACATGTTACTAACATAGTTTACTATGTAAATTCAAACAATGGTTATACAGAGTTTGAAAATGGTCAGAAGGTAGAGTCAAAAGCAAATAGAGCAGTAATATTTCCTAATACTATTTCGTATAGAGGTGTCTCACAAACAGATACTTACTATAGAGCAGTTATAAATTTGAATTTATGTCTTAATGCAACCAACCCGAATCAAGGTAGTATGATTGTTTGACTCAATAGCTCAGTCTGGATAGAGCAACTGCCTTCTAAGCAGTCGGTCGTAGGTTCAAATCCTACTTGAGTCGCCTTGTCGGTATGGCGGAATTGGTAGACGCGCTGGTTTTAGGTACCAGTGACTTATGTCGTGGAGGTTCAAGTCCTCTTGCCGACACTTATACACACGAGAACAATGTTAACATCAAGATGCAAGCTATGTAATAAAGAATTAACAAGCACCAGTAAGATGCAATTCTGTGGTTGTCCAAACCAGATGTGGGTTAAGGATGATCAGGTTGGAGCTAATAATTTGAGTCAGGTAGTTTTAACCAAATCTAAAGATAATGTTAAAAATCATGGAATCCTGACAGAAAATGACCTAAAATACCAAGAGGACAGACGTAAAAGGAAAGTCCGAAAACTTTACTACGAAGAACGATGATCAACCTAGACGAGAAATTCCACAATTATCTGGAGAATGACAATAAATTTTTCAGGATTGATGGAGTTAATGAACCTCTGAAAGGTTATGGTTATCATTGTGATGGTAATGAAATAAAAGGTTACTACGTGTTGACAGAAAACTACAAGCTGTTCTATAATTTGGAAGAGAGATTCCTCTATAAGGAGGAACTTCCTACGGTCACTATATAATTTACCAATTAATTTATTATGCAAATTTTTCTAGACACTGCTGATTATCAAGAGATTAAAGACCGTTATGAAACTGGTTTAATTGCTGGTATTACTACCAATCCTACACTTGTTCGTAGGTCTGGTGTTTCATATTTTGATTTTATTACTCGTCTTTCAAGAGAGTTTTCTTTTGAGAGTATTTCAGCAGAAGTTAATGGAAATACTGCTGATGAAATGATTGAGAATGCTCAGCAATACATTGCAATTGGTGATGAAGTTACAATCAAACTTCCTCTTACTAGAGAGGGTCTTATTGCTTGTAAATTCCTTTCTGCTGACGGTGTAAAAACTAACGTTACACTATGTTTCTCCGTAGCACAAGCAGCATTGGCAACATTATCTGGTGCCACATATATTTCACCATTTGTGGGTCGTCTTAATGACAATTCATTCAGTGGTGTTGAACTTGTACGTGCTATCTCTGGTCTATATTGTGCTCAGGGATGTGAAACTAAAATTTTAGCAGCATCTTTACGTGATGTACATCACGTTTCCAGATGCTTCTCTTATGGAGCGAGTGTAGCTACGCTACCTACTAAAGTATTTGATAAGATGTATAATCATGTGTTGACAGACGCAGGTTTGGCAATTTTTGAAGAGGACTTTAAAAATCTAAAAGCATGATCGTAATCTATTCAAAATCTGGTTGTCCATATTGTGTAAAAATAAAAAAAGTTATGGAGTTGGAAGAACTTCAACACGTAGCATACGAATTAGATCGTGATTTTACACAAGAAGAGTTTTATGATAAATTTGGAGAGGGAGCAACCTTTCCACAACTGACTCTTAATGATATTCATTTAGGTGGATGTCAAGAGTCAATTAAACATATGCAAAAAGAGAAAATTTGTTGTCAGTTATGAAAGAAGTAAGTGTTGCTGATTTTGAAAAAGACTTTGATTCTTATATGGATAGAATTGAAGCAGGAGAACAGTTTATGATTAGGCAACCAGATGGTAGAGCAGTTGTAGCTGTGCCAGCTAAAGAACTGGAACCCATGACCGAGCATATGAGTGATGAAGAGTGGTATAATCTGTATAGCAATCACGAAGAAGCTTCATGACCAAACCAGAAGTCATCCTTGAACGCTATCCATACCGTTACGTTAAGTGCGGTACGTTAGAGATCAACGGAATGCCAGACTATCGCATCCAGAAATACAACGACTGGACTAAGCGTTATTCTGATATGTACCTCCTTGATAATTCAGTTCAACTGGACTATGCATTGGAGGACTTTGAATACACCAAGTGGTTAGACCCCGACCCTGAAGTGGGTGCATATCGTAAATTTACATAGAGGTTACTATGAGCGTAAAATCACAAGTTAAAGCTGCTGAAGAAGCACTACGTCAAGCATTGATTAACGCTCTTGCAGAGGGTGAAGATCAGTGGATTGCTGATTTGTTTGCTAGTTATCAAGCAGTTGGTGACTTGAATAGAAAAGTTAATCCAAGAACATTTAATGTTGAGTTTAATGAGCGTGTTGGTGGCGATTTAGATCGTCTTGATAATGTTATTGACTTTAGTTCTGGTGGTTCATTCAATGTAGATCCTGCTTATACAGGTTTTGACTTTGAAAACATCAGCATTAGTACAAACAGTGACGACACAATCACCTTCAGTTGAGGTACTGCCTTTATTTTCTACTCCTCTGTATCGATCAAAGATTTCTGTAGATAATCAAAAGCTTTTTGATAAAATATCTTCTGAAAAATTTGTCGATACAGACAACAATCAATTCTCTAAGAGAACAGTAAACACAAATTTATTACTGGAAGAAGAATACAAAGATATCTACAAGTTAATTGTTTCTCATCTCAATCATTTTGTGTATGAGAAACTTCACTTAGCTTGTACCCTAAAGTGTAACTGTTCTTGGGCGTTGATTGGAAGAAAAGGTAGTGTAACAGACAAACACTTACATCCTAATGCTATCTTTAGTGGCATTTATTATGTAAAATCTAATAAAGATAACGGATATCTTCATTTTTCCGTTCCACAATCAACTCCAACATACTGTAGTAGTACAGTTCAGATAGAATCTAAACGATTCAATTACTTAAATGCGAAAGCATACGCAATGGAAGCTTTGACTGGAGACATCTTCATATTTCCCAGTCATATGTACCATAACGTCACTGAAAACAAATCCTCTGAAGAAAGATGTGCGATATCATTTAACTTTTTTGTGGATGATTTGTATTGTGGTGACCCTACTGCAAAACTTGTTTAATAAATACTTCTAGCTTAGTATAATTGTCTTCAGGACTGGAAGTATGTCAAAAATTCTTGCGAACCAGATCGCTAATTACGGGGATGATGCTCCTATTGAGATCAAAGAAGGTCTCAACATCCCCGCTGGTAAACCAATTCAAGCCGCTGGTATCACAGGAACTTCTGGTCAGGTTCTGAGTTCAACTGGTGCAACAATTCAATGGATTAGTCCTTTTGATGGTAATTATAATTCTTTAACTAATAAACCTAACATTCCTTCAGCACAAGTAAATGCTGATTGGGATGCTACTAGTGGTATTTCTGTTATTTTAAACAAACCAGTTGTTCCAAAGCAACCTAGTATCACAATAGCTTCGGCAGGAACTCCTTCTTTATCATACAACACTGCTAATGGAGAGTTTACATACACACCACCAGATCTTTCTTCGTATCTAACATCATATACTGAGACTGATCCAGTATTTGCTGCATCTGCAGCTGCAGGTGTAACCACTACAAAAATTAGTAATTGGGATACTGCATATGGTTGGGGTGATCATAATACTGAAGGATATTTAACATCATATACTGAGACTGACCCTGTATTTGCTGCTTCTCCTGCTGGTAGTATTACTCTACAAAATAAAACTAACTGGAATGCTGCATATGGGTGGGGTAATCATGCTTCTGCTGGTTATCTAACGTCATATACTGAAACTGATCCTGTTTTCCAAGCATCAGCAGCTGCTGGTGTGACAACTCAGTTGGTATCTAATTGGAATACTGCATACACATGGGGAGATCATGGTGTTGCTGGATATTTAACTGATCTTTCTTCATCCTCTGTTGGATCATTGAATGATGTTGTTATTACTGGTGCTGGAAGTGGACAATTACTACAATATAACGGTACAAACTGGGTAAACTTTACACCTACTTACATCAGTTCTTACACAGAGACTGATACACTAGCTAGTGTAACTGGTAGAGGTGCTTCTACAAATACACCAGTTACATTCCTCAACGTAACTGTAAGTGGAAACTTAAATGTTCTTGGTACAACTACTCAAAATAATGTTACTACTCTAAACGTAACAAACAATGAGATTGTTATCAATGAGAACCAAGCATCTGGTGGATTAAATGCAGTCATTAGAAATGATAGAGGTAGTGATCCTGATGTGAGTATTCGTTGGAATGAAGTTTCTGATAAGTGGGAGTTTACTAATGATGGAACTGCTTTCAGTAACTTACCAACTGCAGTATCTGAGCTCACAAATGATTCTGGTTACTTAACATCACATGGATCACTTAATAATCTAAGTGATGTTACACTTAGCACACCTTCTAATCAGGATGTTTTAAGATATAATGGTAGTGAGTGGGTAAATTCTTCACCTA